CTACATACCTAAAGCAAACCACAATTTATCGCCACCGTATTTGCTCCAATAACTAAAAGACTTAGTGTCTTTTATCGCATATACGGGATTCTCATAGCTGTCACTGTTGTAGGTCAGTTGAATTTGGTAAACAGTTTTGGTAAAGCTGATAGGAAAAGTTACGTCAACAGAGCCGCCGCTGTTACCTGCATTTCCCCACTGCAGAATTAGCCCGTTTGAGAATTTTACATAGCCGTTCTGCTCTAACAAGGCTGCTACGATATATGCCCCATCATCTTTTAATAATGCCAAATCGTTATCAGCAATGATGTCTTTAAATTGATTGTATAATGATTCCGACGGAAAGACGTGTATCTTCCCGAGATTTGTTGTTGACTGAGCCATTCTTTACCTCCTTTAAATAGTTACGTCAACGGCGTGCGTGTTTATTTCATCCGACCACTCGATTGTCGCGTCGTTTACATTGCGTCCGTATATCGTGTAGGTTTCGCCCGACGTGACACCGACGTATTTTTCAAATGAGCCGCCGTAGGATGTCAGATAAGCTATCTCAACGTCGCCATGCGCTATCGCCTCTCCGTTGGTACCGACGTAACCTGCTTTTGCTTTTGTGCCAGAGTTGCGTCTCTTGCCGGTCATCTTGACAACGGTTACAACCGGCGGAACGACCAACGTATACGGCTTTTTGGCGTAGCTGCTGGTGCTGCTAAACGCCCACTCGCTTACGGTTACGCTGCCAGCGGTGACGTGCTCTTCCAGCGCCACGGTATACGAGGCATCGGCTACATAGGTAACATCAACGTCAGCGGTGTATGTGGTGCTGTAGACAATATGGAGCTTTGCGGTCAGCCCCATGTCGCCGGTCAGGATAACTTGCCCGTCTATCCTGGTAGTCATGTCCGTGCCGTTAATGTTGACGGTCTGGCCGCTCAGCGGAGTGCCGTCCGGGAGCGTAATTATCAGCTTTATGCTGACGGCGCGGTATATCTGAGCGGTGTACAATTTTGCTGTTCTGGCTGCCTTGTATGCAGCACCCTTGACCATTATCTTATATCGCATATCCGCCACCTCACGAGTACATCACAAGTTTGGTTTTGGCACTGTCAAGGTCAACCTCTTTCCAGGTTCCGTCGGCGCACAAATATCTGATGTTGCTACCTGCAGCAGGAGCGGGTACAAGGCCACCGGTGCCGTTGACCGTAGTCGTCGCCCCCTTAACGGTAGTGATGACCGCCCATGTGCCATCGCTGCGCAGATAACGCGTGCTGTTGCCTGCAGCAGGAGCGGGTACAAGGCCGCTTACACCTGCTGCCCCCGACGAAGCGCCGGTCATCTCATTGACAAAGGCCCACGTTCCGTCGGCCTGCAAAAAGCGGTTTTTCGTCACGCCGCGACCCGGTGCCGGCACAAGCCCATGGATGCCGCCCTGCGCAGGGGATGCACCGGTCATATCTTTAAGGTCCGCTACGGCATTGGTGACGTATGTGTTTACATAGCTGATGGTGGCCGTGGCAGATGTATTGACGGCCGCGGTCACGTTTGCTGCGTTGGCAAACGTCAACGCCACGCCGATTTCCTGGCTGATGACAGTCGATGTCCCTTTCGCCGGGATAAAATCAGGCTCAGAGTCACTTGCCACAGCGTACAAAATCTCGCCGTCGTCCGGGTCTTTGGCGTAGATGCCAAACTCCCTCAGATAATAGCCGGTCGTGACAGTGCTGTTATCAGTAACGGCCGATATGATACATGCGTGGCTGTCGTCTGAGTAAGTCACGCTGGCAATCGGTAGCGTCTGTACCGGCGCCACCAGCTCGGTCAAATCCTCCAGCTGCTGGCCGCTGCCAATCGTACCGCTGCCCAGCCTGCATTTTGTAAGCTGCATTGCATTGCCGGCGTCGACCTTGGCCTGCAGCTTAAGGCCCTGCTTGGTCAATACCGGCTTGCCCCAATTTGACATTTAGGCTACCTCCAATTTACTCAACCTCGACGTCGCTGCCGATGTACACGGTAACGCCGTCGGAAAGATTGCTCGTCTCATAATAGGGTATCTCTTTGACATGTATGTTATCTTTAAGGCGTTTGTCCTTTGTCGCCAGATAGCTGTCCTTAAACGGCCTGGACACAGCCTCATAGGAGCCTGTATATTCTTCTTCTGGCAGGTGCTCATTGACTTTTTTAATCCCGCAGCCAATCTGGCCACGGAGCTCTTTGGCGCTCTCCAACCGTCCGAACAGGCCAGCTTTATGGACAACAAGGCCTTTCAATTCGCCCTCGCGCATATCAGGTCACCCCTTTAGCCAGGATAAAGTCGGAGGGAGGGATTACCGTATAGACGTCCTTGTCAGATAAGGTCACCTGGACGTCATAACAGTATTGGCCACAGGCTAGCTCTGCCGTATCTGCAGGAGCAAAATTAAATTGTTTTTCTTTGGCCTCCAGCTGCAGCACAACGTCAGGGCTATCGATATCCTGTTTGATTGTCAGCACAGCCCTGTCAGCATCGGTCAGCAGTACGGGCTTGTTCTGCGCGTCATACAGCTTGAGCTTCAGGGTGGCGCTGTCGCCACGCGTCAGCGTTATCCTGTTCTTGTGCGGCCCGTCGTAATCTATGCACAACATATCCGCTCACCTCCTTATATCTGGAAAAATATTTTTTTATGCTGGCAGACTGCGCCAGCGACATATACCGTACCTTTTGGCTGATAATAAAATGTCAGGCCATCCAGCCAGCTCCTGACATTTTTGGCGCTGTTGACCGCCTTGACCATCTCAGCCATGACAGCCTCATCCGGGATTGACTCCTGCACCATGCGCACCCTGAAGTGGTAGGGCTCGCCGCCATAATCGTACCACTCCAGCACCTCAGCTGAGTCAAAGGCGGCAGAGCAGACTTCTTCGACCGCCGCCGGCGTGCCCTTATAGCGGTGACGCGCAATGGCCTTACGCACAAGCTCACGTTTTTTTGTGATATTGGCAGCCACGTCGTAAAAATCAACGTGATACTGCCATGCGAGCTCATCGACGATCTCTTCCGGCAGCTTTTTGAGCCGCGGCAGGAGCAGCACGAGCTCAGCCTGGCTGCCCAGCTGCATGAGCCTGCCGGAGATGGCCTGCACGATGTCTTTTACCGTTGCATCGCCACTGATGGAGCTTGGCAGGATGCGCTGCAGGGCATTGTCCTTAAGCTCAAGCATCCTCTATCCCTCCCAGCGTCACTGTCTTTGTGCTGCAGATTGCCACCTGGGTATCAGTCGTCACCTTAAACACAGGGGCGGTCACGGCCACGCGTTTTGCACCTGCAGCCATCACCCTCACGATAAGCTCAGACGGATTGATATCGCGCCCCAGCTTTGACTTTTGCCACAGGACGTAATCGTCAACGGCCGCATTGACAGCGTTTTGGATTGCCGTTGCCTGCGTCTTGTTGTCGCTGGCGATGTAGTAGGTCAGGTTGATTGTATAGTCAACCTTTTCGGGCGCCAGCACGCTGATGTTATCAGTCAGCGGCCGCACCTTTTTATCGTCCAGGGTAGCCTTGACCTGCTGCAGCATCTCATCACCAGGCAGTTCCCCGCCAGCCAGCAGCGGCCTTACCTCCACCTTGCCTGCTTCAGGCGACCAAACAGTGACGTCAGCAATCTTTGTTGACGCCCTTTTGGCGTGATAGATATAAGCGCCCTCAGGTCCCGCCGTGCTAAAGTTTTCCGGCGCAAGACGGATATCCTCGCGGTAGCTGTCGTCAGCCTGGACCTCAGCGCCGCCCTCAGACGTGGTGATGTTGGCCACGCTGTCCACATACGGCACCGGGTCAACCAACGTCTTGAGCTGGCCAGCTACATAGCCGTTACCCAGCTCGCCTTTGGTCAGGCAGGTTGCGCTGCCGTCAGCACTGGTTGCACCCGCATCAACAACCAGCGGGGAGTCAAGAGCAAAAAACACGTTATCGCCTGCCGTAAAACGCGTACCGGCAGGGATGATTGTTGCTGTCTGCAGCTTAGCAGACAGCCTGATGCGCATGGTAGTCACAGCAGCTTTTGCCGGGATGCGCTCAACACCTACCAGCGCGCCCAGATGGTCCAGGTTATCACCGGTAGCGTATCTGAGCAGGTTCTGCTTGCCGGTCTCGTTGATTTTGTTGAGCAGCAGCACGATGAGCGCCGCAATCGTCAGCAGAAACAGCCTTACCGGGTCGCCTTTAGCTAACGTCCTGCTGGTAATGGCCTCGTATCTGCCAATTACATAGCTCTCAACCTCATCGGCATCAGCATCAACAAACACGATATCGGCCAGGTTATCTAATTTACTCGTTGTCATCTTTTATTCTCACCTGCACTTTCGGGGCCAGCACGCCGTCTTCCGTGCCGGTAAAACTGATTGATGTTATCTCCACACGTGGTTCATATTTTTTGATGGCCGTAATCATCTCAGACTGCAGCTTTGCCTGCGCTACATTGATTGGCAGGTCAAGCATATCGGCGTCAATGCCAAAATCGCGGTCAAGCGGCACGCTGTATTTAGTCGTTGTGATGATCGTGCGGATGTTCTGCAGGATTTCGGCGGTCTCTGATGCTGGGGCAAAATCAATGCCCTGCACCGGCATGGCCAAAACATCATATGTCATAGCAGGCCACCTCCCGCATACTCTTTAAGGGTAACGTTGACCTTGACGCTCAGCATGCTCCCGGCTTTTCCCCAAAAGCTCACTGACTCGTCAATGTTCTCAAGTACCCACATATTATTGGTCACCATGTTACCGCCGATGACCAGCGGAAAAACCTTGCCATTATCACGCAGCCTGCGCAGCTTTTTAAGCTCATGAGCGGGGCTGACGCCCTGATCTGCACGCAGCTGCATCGTAAAACTGATTTTTTCCACGTCCGAGCCTAAGTATTCCAGCACCGGCTTGTCACCGATGATGTCATGCTGAGCCCAACGGCCGCCGGAGCTGCGGCTATAATCATCAAATGTGCGGATATACCTGCTCGATACAACAAACGGGATATCCGCCATAAAACCTACAAGCATTGTATCAGCCTCCTATAATCACATTACCGCTGCCTGCTGCCACGCTGCCGCCACAGCTCACGGGGTCACCGATGCGCCCTGCAGCCTTGCCGTTGATGTATACGGAGCTGCTGCCGCTTGCAATGACGCCACTGTGCGTCGGGTGTGCCACGCAGCCATGAGGCGCATAGCTGTCACCCACACGGCCAGCGCCTTTGCCGTTGATGATAACATCAGCGCTTGCGCTCACCAGAGCTGTCGGAGCGCAGGCATCATGGCCGGTATCGTTATCGCCTAATCTTGTTGCTTTTGGCATGGCAATCACCTCTAATTAAGCTCAATCGTAGCGCCCTTGAGCACGAGCTTGCCTTTGGCGTTAATCTCGATATTACCATTGTCATACCGGATAAAGCTGCCATCAGCAAACATGATACTGCGTACGGCCGCATCACTCTCAACAGGTTTGTCAACGGAGCTGTAAAAAGCGCCGATGATAAATCCGCTGCCGATGCCGCAGCCGCTGGCATTTGGCTGGAAAATGCACAGGACCTGCGTCCCGACCTCTGGTATCCAGTAAGCGCGCGTCTGGCTGCTGCCGATAGTAATTATGGGCAGCTCAGCGCTGACAAGGTCGTCCTTATCATCAAACACAACGCGAGCGCTGCAGGCAGCCCCGTTGACGGCCGATATGGTGCCGATACGGATAAGGTTTTTGATTTTGTTAATATCCATCCAAACACCTCCGCACATCAATGCGTGTTGTATAGCCGCTGCCTATATCATGTTGCGCCTTGATGATGATGTATTTGCCGTCAAACACGCCGAAACCGCTCAACATGATGTTGACGGCCGCGGCCAGCTCGGGATAACCGACAAATGTAAACGTACCGGATATCTCAGCGCTGTTTTTCTCGCGCAGCTTCTTTTTGGCCAGCCGTTCCGCGTCTGCAATGCTGGTAACCTGCTCGTTGACCTCGAGAGTCTTGCCAGTTGTTTTACCTGGAGCCGCAAAAGTAGCCTCAATTTTCTGCTTGTCTTTACCCTCCTGGTATTTGACATGGCAGGCCTTATATACATCACGGACTTTGCTGCTTAGGCTGTAGCTCATAAGCAGGTCAAGCGATTTAAGGCCGGCATCTGCAGCAATCGTGCCCGGTTTAGGCAACTGAGCGACGGCATCTGCAGCCTCATAATCCGCCTCATCAAAAATGACAAGCTGATTGTTACATATCTTGAGCGCAAGGCCGTGGTCAGCGCAGAGCTTATATAAAAAGGACAGGTCAGACTGTTCCGTCTGCTCTGCCCTATCTATAACAGGATTATACTCTTTAACATCGTAATACAGCGTCAAGCCTGCCTCCGTTGCAATATCATTAGCAATGCGTTTCAGCTCAGCCTTCTCCCAGCTGCGTGTACGCTCTGCGCCGCGAAGGTTGTTATTATCCGGCACACTCACCGCCTTGATTTGCACCTCGCTAGGCATTCCGCTGCTGGTGATTTCATCAATCTCAAACAAACCAAAACGTACAACCTGCTCACCGATGCACTGCCAGTTAATCAGCTTTACGCTAACGTCCAGTGTTGCACCCTTTTCCGGCATCCATGCTGATTGCCATAGCCCAGCTTTATCCTCCAGTGTAAGCTGCAGATCATCTGCTTCACCAGACATGTTATCAGTGTAGCTTACATTCTTCAGATATTGCTGCAGGTCTGCGCTAATATCCTTGTCATTGTATTTAATGATTACCAGGCATCGCCTTGCATTCATCTTAAACATTTTAACGTCTCCATGGTGGCAGCATCGATGTTACCAGTGCAGTATACTCCGGCACTTCCAACACAATTCCTGCCGGAAAAACAACAATGTCAGCGTATTGCTGATTTGCTTCCAGCAGGACGTTTAGCGATGCTTCGCCATTATACAAGCGCTTGGCAATCAAGTCCCACATGTCGCCCTGAGTAGTTGTGTAAGTTTTACGCATAGCTTACCCTCCTCTGTTGGTTCTGCAAGTCCTGCAGCATCTTCTTAAACTTTGCCATCTCCAACTCCAACACCTCGCGGATTTTACCTTCGTCGCCACCGCCTTGAATTGTAATGTTTGGTGCAAACGTAGCAGTAATATTGGCACCACCGCCCAACGGATTGCCCATAATGCGGTTTGTTTCCGCCAGCAGGCCGATGTTCCGCGCATTAGGAGTATGTGGGATAGCGGACTCGCCACTGTCCTCAGCAAAGGTTGTCAGAAAGGCGCCCTTGCCATAGATGCCGCCGGAAGCGTTGTGTGCAACGTCACTACCACTGCTTCCTTGTGCAGTTATATTGACCTTGCCGAAGATTGGCTTAGAGATAAAATCGCTGATGGCCTGCCATTTTTCCTGTACCCAAGAGAATGCATCAGAAAACTTGTCTTTTATACCATTAACAAACTGCTGTATTGCTAAAGAAGGATTGTCCCACAATGTTATAAACCACTGCTTGACGATGTCCCAGTTGGCAATAAGCGCAGTTCCAGCAGCAATCGCCCAGCCGATTGGACCTGTAATAAACATAATCGTTCTAGCTGTCGGACTGTCCCAAAGGTTGACAAAAAACTGTTTTATTTTATCCCAATCTTTGTAAATAATATATCCTGCCGCTGCAAAAGCTCCAGCTATTACTAGAATTGGACAACCCCATAGAGATGCATTCAAAAGCCATTGAGCACCAGCAGCCAACTTGGTAGAAAACGCCATAGCTTTTGCATGTATATTATAAAGAATAGTAGAATTTTTCGCTGATTTAGTAATTAGTTCATACCCAGCAATAGCAGCTTTAGCCGTATTAAAAGCAGCAGTAGCAAGGCTAACTGTAATGTACATTCCACCCAATCCTAAGCCTAAAGCTATAATCCCTCCTGTTAATCCAGGATATTTTTCAGTAACATCTCCTATAGTTGTCGCAAATTTACCTAAATATTCACTTCCCATAGCTATCACCGGTAATAAACCTGACGTCATTTGGATTTGCGCTTTATCTATACGATTTTTCATAAGTTGCATACTATTTGCAGTAGTTTGGCTTCTTGCAGAAAACTCTTGTTCCATACTATCAGCATACTTTGAACTGTCGCCTACTTTAGCAAAATTAGACTCTAGCCCACTAAGGTTTGAAAGCAAAGGTCCAATTGCACTAAGACTTTCCTTACCAAACAGGTCAGCCATTACTGCCGTTCTTTTTTCTGGTGCTAATTGCTCGATAGCCTTTAATACAGTTAATATTGCCCCTTTAGCATCATTTTGCATAGCGGAGGCCATATCAGTAGCATTTAATCCAATTTGTGCAAAAGCTTCAGCTTGCGACTTGGTAGCGCTTTCTCCACTAACCATAGCTAAAATCAAATTCTTAATACCAGTTGCAGCAACCTCGCTTTGGATACCTGAGCCAACCATACTTGCACCTAAAGCAGCTATTTCGCTTGATGCTACACCACCAATACTTCCTAATGGACCAATACGAGTAACTACATCAGATATTAATGGAGCAGACGCAGCTGTCGTATTACCTAAATAGTTAATCTTATCAGCCAGAGTAATAACCTCGTCCTGATTCATTTTAAAAGCTGTACGCCATTTGGCCATCATATCACCGGCCTGCTCAGCAGTAATATCAAAGGCTACGCCCATTTTAGCAGCAGCTTCAGCAAACTTTAATAAGTCTTCTTGAGCTATTCCTGCCTGTCCACCAGCTGCAACTATATTAGCAAGTCCATCAACAGCCATTGGAATTCTTGTTGATAGTTCCAACACATCTTTACTCATTTGTTTGAACTGTTGCGGAGTTTTAAAATCAACAACCTTTTTTACGTCAGCCATAGAACTTTCAAAGGCTATTGCTTTATCTGATATTTGAACTAACGAATTTATCCATATTTTAGCTAAATCAAAATGTGCCCAAGATTGAATGGAACTGGTTGCCAACTTAGCATATTTTTCTTGTAATGCTGGAAGTTTTTGAAACTTGCCCAATAATCTTTCATATGCATTGGCAGCCGATTCTGCTGAAAGTATACCTTGTTTTTGAGCTTTGTATACACCCTTCCAAGCTGCTTGATAATTCTTTAATTCTTGTTTTGTATTAGATATATTTCTTTGAGCCTGCTGAAACGATGTAGAAAAACTGTTGCTCAATACTGCGGCTAATTTAAAGCCAAATGTAAATTCTTTCATCAGCCTTGAACCCCTTTCGTAAGAAGTATATAATATATTTAGAGGTGATTTTTATGATTTATTTCTTCGGTATGGTATTAGGAATATTATTTATGATTGTCGTTGCAATACATGCAATGATAGAAATGCATATTAATTACAAGAAAAGCATTCCTAAATTAAAAAAATTCACCCGAGTCAACCCAGATGGCACAACATCTACATATTATCGCAGAGTTGATAAACAGAATGGTGATTGCCATGATTGATATTAGAACTGCTTTTTTGTCCGCTCACGCCTGAGCGGACTTTTTATTTACTATTTTCGCAATTTCCAACGCTTCAAGTAAGCCTAGGTTTAAATAAAATTCGACAGACGTAAATGTTGCCATTGCCAAGCTTACAGCTAACTCTTTTATGGGCTTAGAGTTTTCAACTCCTAGCCCAGCAAAAAATTTGCCACAGGCAGTACCAAATTCTTAAAATCAGCCGAAGGCATGTCCAAAACATCCTCTACAGGTACGCCGATCAGTTTAGCCGCTACCAACGCCTGAAAATCCATGGACAGAAACACAGACGGAGTTGTGTCGCCCATTTTGCGCACTTCCTTTTCTGCTGCGATTAAATCTTTACCGCGGATAGCTTCAAAATCTAATTTAACTTCCTTAACTTCTTCGCCATTAACCATAATAGGATTATTTAATTGAACTACTTGCATCTTTCATTCCTCCAAACTTTTATAATTTAGCCCCCAGCGTGCAGCCGGAGGCTTTTTTTATACCATGCCTAAGGCTTCGCGAACGTCAGCCATATAATCAACGCCACCAATGTTGCAGATGTAGTTGAACTTATCCAGCTCCAGAACAGTTTCACCATCAATGGTAACTTTTAGGTAAGCTGTTTCAATGGTGTTCACAGTGCCGGTAGTTGCGCCAACATTCAGCTTGCCCAGCTCCGTTTTCTTCGGCACACCGCGCACAACGCATTTTACGTTACCAACCTTGTATTTACCGCTGGCACTGTCATAAATCTGCTGTGCGCCACGCAGGTCAAGATTGACGCCTGTCTGCATTGCCAGCATGATGTTACGCTTCTCCAATGTGCGCCAGTTCAGCACTGTTTCCATGCTGCCAAAGTGCCCCAGCACCGGGCTGTCAAACTCGCCTGCAATACCTGCACCTTTAACGGTTTCGGTCATAGCAGCTAAAGACGGAAGTTGCACATCAGCAATACCCACCAAATCGTTACCATCTTGGTAAACTTTAAAGTTAATCAGTTTCTCAGGTACATTTGCCATCTATCTCACCTCCCAATTAACTGAACAGCGTTTCAAAATACGCAGGATCATATTCGAGCACGTTTTCAATTTCACGCGCCGGGGCAGGCGGTGTAAGATAGGTGTGGAATTTAATGATGCCGTCCATAAGATTGGTAACGGGATTTTCATCATCACGAAATTCAACACGGCCGCCCAAAATGACACCTTGTCCGGTAAGGCCGTTTAAACGCATATTTTCACTGTCCAGAACTGTTTGAATCAGGCGTTTGTTAATCGGCTTATCTACCTTCGCCCAATAAGTTTGAATGAAAGTCTGCACATGCCAGTTAAACATTCTGCGAATACAGATAAAGGCATCTTTAGGGTCGGTGTTAGACGGATAGCAGGCGGTGCGATTGCCCCAACATTTCCAGCCTCCGATAAAATTAAGCGCGGTAACAACGCCCTGGCCATTGAGATAACCAGCTTCATCTGGACCCAATACTACCTCAGTACCATCTTTTAAGCAGCAGCCGTTAATCTGCATGCTTTTATTAGACGGGCTTTCGTAAGGAATATCATCGTTATTACTGTCAACAGTTGAGATAACACCAAGAACATGGGTAGACATGTGATAAACATCATCGCCCATCTTAACCATAGGCCAGCATACCACTTGAGAAGTATCGTTATAGCTGTTCTGGTTCATCCACGCCTTGACATCAGTATATTTTTTTACTGCGTCGGTCGGTACGTCATTGAGAGTAATCGCCTTGAAATGGCTGTTGATGTTACCGGCTTTGGCTTTCATCACGGCAGCTACTGTCGGAGTTTCACTCCAACCGGGAGCCAATACAATGCCAGGCACAAGGCCGGTAATTGGGAATACTTTGTTAAGACATTCCAAACCTTTGACAGAACCATCGCTCACATTGATGCCGCCAATGATATCATCTGCGTCTACTGCTGCAGCATCAATCTCATCATAAGTAAGTGTTAAATTACTTGCAGCAGTTGCAGTGCCATCATCAAGCAACGTAATAACCAATACGCCATCGTCATCATAAGCAGCTTCATAGTCGCTGCCGGCAATCAATGCAGAACCGGCCGTAGATGCTTTAATCTGCAAAGTGTCAAGCAGAACCGGAGCATCTACTTTTGCAACTTTGTTTGTCACTGTAACATTTTTGGAGCTAGTACTCTTCTTGTGGGTTTTGGGATCTAATACATTTACAAAAACCACCGGACCGCGATTATACAATGCGAATTGGCTGTACATTACCTCGCAAAGAGTGTATTTAGCCCAATCTTTACTGTAGCCCAACTGTTGTACTGCCTCAGCGTAACTGTAGCACAAAATGGGTTTGTTGGTCTGAGCACGCTCACTCACCAAATGTACCGGAGCGGTACCGAATACAACCGGCAGACCGGCAACAGTGTTTACAGCAGGCACAACGCTAGTCGGAACCTCACTGGTATACACACCATGTTTATATGCCATGTTTTACACCTCCATAGCTTGTTTATAATACTTATTCAGCGGAGTACCTGTTTGTTGAACTTCCTCAAGCGCTCTGTTAAGCTGTTCTACTGAAACAAACAACTTCTCCAATTGAGGGAATTCATCGAATTCTGCATCTAAATGCTCAGGCAGACCGCCAATGAACACCTGATACTGCAGTAATCTTCCGCGGCTCAGGTTGGGGCCGATATAAATCAGCTTATCTGTTTTCTTATTCTTCGCCATAATATATGTCCTCCTCATAAGGTTGACCAATAGTATAAATTGCAGTAATTTTACCCTGCCACTGCGGAGCAGGCTGTGCTTCCGGCACTTCAATTTTCACAGGAAACAGCAGACGATGTCTGTCAGCTATAAAACGATGTTTTAAAAGATGCTGGCGCACATGCTCCATGATGTTATAGAGGCTGCGCCAATCATCATATTCACTGTCATCGTAAATACTGAAGCCGATTTCTACCGTTGCTGTACTCATATCGCCATCTGCAGTGTCCTGCGCAGCGGTAACAAGAGCATAGATAAACGATGCCTGTTCATCAGCATTCATGCGTGCCGGCGGGAAGCCGGCATATACCTTAATACTGCGCTTACCAGATGGCTGCTGCGTGCTGTAGTCAGTAACTGCAGGGCGCAAAAACTCAGCCAGGTTATCCATTAATTCAACTGTAGTCATAAAAGCTCCTTACTTCATTTTTGAAAAACGCTCATTAAGCATAGTTTTCGCTAACCGAGTGCTTTCGTCAATATTTTACCGAAACGATATTCTACTTCATGTAAAAAGCGTTTATTCAGCGTAGCTTCTGCCAACGGAGTAAGCTCACCGATAACATTTTCCGAGCCAAACATCTGCGGTATGCTAGGACCATAAGGAATGCGCAAAGGATAGCGTGCTTTGCGTTGAGTGCGCTGCATTGCACCAGTGTAACCTTTGCGCGATACACCAAGAAATAAGCCAGGCACAGCCTTAACGCGGGTTTGCTTGCGTACTTTCGCCTTTATTGGCCCGCGCTTATTAACATTTACCTTAAATGCTGTCAAAAGCAATGGGCTGCCACGAGAAGCAAGAACGCCACGCAAGTTAGAACGTGACGCACGCTTAACATCCAGCGCCCCTTTAATATTCTTGGCGCTTACCAGATAATTTTTGCGGATAGATTTAGATGTCTGCGTTTTTATCTTTGTAATCGTGTAGTTGATAGCGTTAGCCGCCGCTTGTTCTATTTGCTTCGGAGCACCGCCTAACCTTCGTTGTGCGTATTCCAAATTTTTAGCATCAATGCTAATCATCGGTCATTCGCCACCAGTTGGATTGTCAATATACCCATATCATCGCCCACGCTTTCAACCTCATACATTTTATCGTCAAGATAAAACCGCATGCCATACACCGGCACCTCCGGCAAATCAGCCTTCAGGCAATTAACCTGCAGCTGACTGCCATAAACACCGGGATAACAGTCATCCTTACCGGCTTGGACAGAAAGCGACTGCGCCACGGAGATATCCTGCACAATCGCCTTGCACTCCGTACCGTTCAGATCATGCAGCTCCGCAAACTCCATATCATTGAGAAAGACAGCCGCATTATCTACGGCTATCTGCTCTTTAAAGCTCAGCGCTTTCATTGTACGGTAGCGGCTTCATCAACCGCCGGCAGCACTTCTTCATCATCGCCAGCAGGCTCTTTAGAGATAGATTTAGAAGCAGGCTGCTTTTTACTCTTTTTGCCAGAAGCAGGCTCTTCAGCCTCGGTTTTGCTAATGATTTCAACATCTTCCGGAATAGTGGTTTCTGCCTCATGCTCGCCAATGATTTCAAACTCTTCCGGAGCATCATCATACAGCTTTTGAGCAACGTCGTCAGGCAGCTCAACAACACTGCCTGCTGCATAAACCACGTTATTATGACGCAGAGAGAATTTCTTAACGAGGATATACATAAGCTACCTCCTTATTTAACCTTGATAACATACCAGTCATCCACGGATTCAGGAACAACAAGGCAACGGCTCTGCATAGCAATAGAGCAGTAGTCATTCTCAATGTTCATGGTAACCTTAGGCACATAACGGCCTTCATAGGTGTGGAACTGCTTATCATCCTCCATCTGGGTAACGGCGCCATACAAGCGCTTGCCACGACCGGCAACGCCGATAATAACGTAATCATCAGGCAGGTACGGAGTAAATACACCTTCGTTGTTGATGTAACCACCCTCATAGGTGTACATCTCCAGGCCTAAAGCACCCAGCAGGCCAAAGCGCATAACCTCAGGGCTTTGAATCTTAGGTGCGAAGGACATCAGCGCCGCATTGTCGCGGGACGGAATCAGCAGCTTGTCATAAATGCTCTTGTTGTTCAACAGCAGGTTGCTGGTAGCCTCGGAGCACATCATGATAGTCGGAGTCAGGCCAGCATTGCGGCGGATGGTTTTGGAAGCCTCCTGCAGGTTGCCGTAAGCATCAGAGGTATCCTTATCCCAGGTATCGGTACCGGACAAGGTTTGCTTTTGAGTAAAGTTAAAAGAGATGGTGTCAATCTTTTGGGTTTTGCCATCATCAGCATAACCGTTAATGGTGTAGCTGCCATCAATCAGCAGCTTTGCAGCCATATATTCCTCAGTGCGGGTGCACATATCGGTCAATTCCTTGATATCCTCAGCGCGATATTCTTCAGCTCGCTGTTGGGGAGTGCGACCGCTGTACACGCTTTCGCCTGCTAGGCGCTTTTGCAGCTGTTCAGCGGTCAATACGCGCTTAGGCTTCATCAGCGGAGCCTTGTAGGATTTGGTTTCAAAGCCATCACGCTGCATATTAACACCTTGAGAACCCGGAACAACAAAGGGTGCCATGGAGCGACCGCCTTTTTTGAAATCCACGTCCAGATATTCGGAGCTATAGGTAATTGCGTTCGGGAAAAAGGTGTTTACTAACAAAGGATTGGGCGGATATGCACGATTGATTACGCCCAGCAAAGAACGGGTAGAATTGATATCAAATGCCATAGTTTATTCCTCCTTATTGCAGATGAGTCAGGTAGATGCCAACAGCACGCAGCTCTTCCTCGTGTGCCTGCACAGAATCAGATTCAGCGCCAACAGACATTTCCTCTGCATTGAAAATGCCGCTAATATAAACAGTAGCAACTACATCGCCGGTGCCAACAACAACATCTTCGGCTAGCACAGCGTTTGCTACCTTCAGCGCCGGAGTTGCGGATGCAGCATCAACAATCTGGTATTTGCCTTCACTGACAGCCAGCACAGCGCCTCTTTTAAGCGCCTTTTCAGCGCTCAGGCCTTTAAGGGTAATGTTTTTGGTAAGAGCAGCCACAGCGGTACCGCCAATAAGCTGGTCCACATTGCTTTTTTCACTGGTTACATATGCCATTATTTATTACCTCCATACATATTCTGCAGAGTTTTAGCCATGTTTTCGGTGCGCAGGGCATCTTCCTCTGCTTCAGTCAGGCCATTAGCAGGCTGACCGGTTACATTACCGGAGCCAGATTTCATCTGGTCATCAATCAAATCATTCATAAAGCTTTGAGCTGCAGAAGTCTGAGCTGCAGGCTGAGCACCCTTAATAGCATCAATGGTTTCTTTGATTTCATCAGCAGTCTTGCCGTCTTTGATGGCCATATTGATTACAGCCTTCACACCAGCACTGCCATCATCCAAAGCATTGAGCGCAGCCAAACGGCTTCTTTCCTCATTGCGGATTTGCTCCTCATTAGCCGGAGCGGTGGTTTGGTTCGCAGGAGCAGCACTGTTGGTCTGTTCACCTGCTCTGACACCAATAGCACTCAAAATAGTGTTTATGGCATTCATAAGATTTTCATTCATCGTTTTGTCCTCCTTTTTGTGGATTTTGTTTTTTATTAAGTCAGCATCTCCCTGGCTCAGCTGATGCCGTACATGGTTGACCACAAGCACATTGCCGTCAAGAACAGGTTCAACCTTACCTTGAATCTGGTCACAGAAGCCATTGGCAAGGCATTCTTCAGCAGTAAGCCAGGTGCTGTTTTTCATCATGGTCTCCAATTCTTTTTCGCTGAGCTTGCAGCGCTCCTTATAAGCTGCCACAATACTAGCCTTTACAGGCTTGAGCATTTCAATAAGCTTGCCCAGCTGTTCAGCGTTGGCAGGCTCTGCCAGGCAGACCATGGGGTCATGAATCATCATCATAGCATTGACCGGCATAAGGATTTTTTTGCCGGCCATAGCAATGATTGTCGCAGCACTGGCCGCCAAGCCGTCAATCATTACAGTGGTATCACCGGAGTAAGATTTAATCTGGTTGGCAATAGCGTGTGCAGCGAAAACATTGCCGCCATTGCTGTTGATACGGATACAAACAGGCTTGCCCTCCAGCTTAGCCAATGCATCAGCAAAGCCTATAGGGCAAACATCGCCACTGCTGTCATACCAAGGCTTTTCGCTAACGATATCGCCATAAATACGGATTTCAGCAGTGTTTTCGGATGCTTTGTTGATAATCTCCCAAAATGGTTTATTTTTCACCATCGTTTTCACCTCCCTCCTCAGTCTTTACATTCTGATGAAGCGGATAATTGAGGCCATTGCCTTGCCAATGCTTATGTTCAGCTTGCAGCTGCGCAATGTTTTCCTCGTATTCCGTGCCGGTGATTTCGGCAGATTCCTGTTCACCGGTGCTGAAGCCGTAATCAACACGCAGCTTGGCGGCCTGAACCTCTTTCACCGGGTCAAGCATGCCCATAGTCGGACCGTACCAGGACGCGCGGCTCCACGCCTTACGCAGCAGCGGGTCACTAAAATAGCCAGGCGCTTGAATGCGTCCAATAGCTACCGCCTCAGCCAGCCAGCGTTCATACACCGGCTGGCAAAAATCCCTTGCGAACCAAATGCGCCGCTTCTTGGCAACCGCCTGAAACTGCAGCAAGGCACCGCGTGCAGCACTGTACGAGCTTTGGAAGCGTGACAGCAGCACTTCTGAAGGAATCTCCAGCGCCGCGCCCACCTGAGCAATCAGCGCATTAACGAAGGCCTCAAAGGTGGACAAGCTGCGATTTGCATCCACAGTCTGTACTTCATAGCCAGGAGGCAGCTCGTTCATCGTGCCGGCACCCAACTCAAAGGTATATTGGTCAAAAGCAACCTTTTCATTCTCGCCAAAGGCCTCCGGCAAAGCGTTGGGAAGGCCTTCGCCTGCGTCCTTCGTTTTGAAGAACAAAGTGAAATAGCTTTTGATGATTGCAGCAGTAAGCTCCGCTGTGCTATAACGGTGCATCTGCTTCAATTCTTCAATGGCCGGTGCCAGAATCGGCACACCGCGGTACTGCTCCGGCCTTTCCTCATGGCTGATTTGCAGGATGTTCGGCGCACCTGTTTTGCGCCCGAAGGCTTCTACGCGCACCCATTTTATATTCCTGTTTTCCGTCGGGTCATAAGGCACCCGGTCAGCAACCCAATAGGCTACAACGGCACCATCCGTATTGATTTCAACACCGTTAATAATCCTGTTGCCATTCTTGGGATTACGAACCTCCACCTCATTAAGCGCACCAATAAGACTATAGGTATTAGGATTGCAGACACGGCTTGCTTCAAAAAGCTGTATCTTGGTTGTATAAGGATTATCGCCTAAGGCCTTACGATATTTAATCGCCGCCCAGGCATCTCCGTCCACAATAGACGATATAAAAGCAATATCCTGCATATCGTAAAAGTTATGCTTGCGATACAGGTCACACTCTACGCTCTGCGCCCACATATTAAACTCTGCCTTAGTGTGCCTGCGCCATTCAGCAGCTTCCTCCGGGCTCATGCCTAACAAACGATAATCCGGACAAGGTGAAGGCACAAGGCCAGCGCCAACAACATGCGTCCTGTAGCGATTGATGGCAGCAGCGCCAACGGGACTGTTGATGGCCATATCAGCACTGCGGTTGCGCAGGATGTTCAGATTTACGTCAACATCACTTTTAGGGCTGGACCTTATCGGCCAATAGCCACGCATAGCTTGTTTTTCGGCACTGGCACCACCGTTACTGTAGCCTGTATTCAACACAGGTCTGAGGATGATGCCAGTGGGCCGCTCTTGTGTTAAAGTCTGGTCAGTAGGATGTCTGGCCTTACGATTGTAGGGTGTACGTTTCTTACTCATTTCGTAGCCTCCTGTTTTATTTGAGCGCTAATCACGGAAAAGCACTCTTTTTGCACGCCTATATCCCTCAGATGCAGGCGCATTATCGTCTTCAGTAGCCCCCATGGCTCGCAGGCGATTTATTTCAGCCTGAATGGCGCTAAGGTCAGCGCGTGTCAGCAGCCTATTGCCAATGCGGTAGCTCTGGCCGGTTACCAAAATAGCCTGCTCCGCCTTCAGGTACTGGCGATAGCGTTCGTTCAATGCATTGCTCATTCTGCTCTCCTTCCTCGTTTAATGCAGCCATAGCGTTTCTGCGGCTTGGCAGCAGGTGCAGGAGCCGTCACCCCACCTGCTTCACCATTGTTGCCCTGCGCCAGCATAGCATCCAGCTTTTCAAAGTTAGGTGCAATACTGCGCATGCAGGCAAGATTATATACCGCAAGGTCCAGCGGCTCATTGCGCTTGTCCTTGGCTATGTTTGTCCACTGAAAAACAACTACGCCGTTTTTCTTACGCGGCACCAGCTCCTCGGAAATCAGACCGCGAAAATAAATGCGATCATAGCCACGATTGGCATAAGATTCTATGACAGCATCACTGCTCAGGCTCTTAGCGTCAGTTTTTACCAGACCTTGCAGCGCTTCAACGAATTTTTTCATCCTACGCTTATCGTCCAGAGGGAAATGCATGTATTTGGCTCCCTGGACCTCAATGCTAAGACGGTCCATGATTTGCTGCTTGCCCGTATCCGTGCCGATGAACACCAAAGGAATGGAGCTGTTGCGCATCTGCTTTTTGCCAATCTTGGCAACAAGGTCTTCGTTGGCCATGTTTGAGCCTTTGATAGCAAAGCGCTGACGGAAACGATTCTTAAAGCAGTAGGCATATACGTAATCAGTATAGTGACCGCCGCAGTCAATAAAGGTTCTGGCAATTTTCAGCCCTCGCCCATTGGCAAATTTATAGGTTTTGTCCAGGACGCGGTCTAATTGCTCCCATACCTCGGGAGTGTCGGGAACGCCCAGGATAACCCCTTTGCGTATGCCCCAGCGTTCTTCACCATGCCCCCAGCCGGCAACCTCATATTCCAGGCGATTATCCTGCGTATCCACCGCCGCCGTCAGCAGCAGAACGCCTTGCGGCAGCTCAGCGCCATAATCCTCGCGCCGCTTAATGAAGATATCCTCACTCTCGAAATTGCCTTTGCGCTCGTAAGATTCACCGAAGCGAGTGTTGTATATTACCTTCTCACGTTCCGGGTCGCCTTCTGCCTCCAGCCATTCCTTCATGACATCGTTCCAGCTAATCCAGGGGCTTGTCCAGCAATTCACGAAGAAGCTGCGCGTATCGGTGGCAAAAGCTGCAGGGTTTTGCGCTACATACTTCTGTGCGGCGTTGCGCATGTCGTTCTCGCTAAATTCAAAGCCACAATCAGGGCAAATCCATTTTACTGATCTGACGACAACATGCTTTTTGTTATGTTCCTCGCTGCTGTCGAAGTCAGCAAGCATCTGCCGGTGTGTAAGAAGGTGGAATTCGCCACAGTTTGGGCACTGATGCTGCCATTCCTCCTGCGTACCGGTCATATACTCGTCATCAATACGGCTAGTGCCTTTTATCGTCGGCGTACTGAAAAGTCCAATCACCCTGTTAAAGTAGGTGGTAGTTCTCTTCGCCGCCAAATCAACAGGGTCGCCCTCTACGCCGGCACTATCCGGGAAGCGGTCCACTTCGTCGCAAAGCAGAATGCGTATAGGTTTGGAAGCAAGGCCGCTCGGGGCGTTCGCACCTGCTATAATCAGCCTGCCGCCGGTAAAATACTTGCTCATGATGGTGTTACTGGTATTGCGGCTTTTGTTTTCGCGGAAAATGCTTTTCAGGCTTTTGGTAGCTTCAATCATTGGTGTAATACGGCTCTTGGAAAAATCCTCGCCGTCGCTCAACGTAGGCTGAATCATCATCATGGTGCAGGGGTCAAGCTGAGCAAAGCGGCCTATGACATTGTTCATGATATCGGACTTTCCCACCTGCGAGCAGCTCTTGACGACAACACGATGCACGCCCTTATCCGTGAAGGCATCCATGATGCTGCGCTGATAAGGTGCTCTGTCGGTGCGCCATCTGCCCGGTTCTGCTGATTCCTGCGGCAGCATGCGGTAAGTATCCGCCCATTCGCTGACTGTAGTTTTAGGTGCCAGCTTAAGGCCATTGTTGAAAATGCGGCGTAAAAGCAATACCGTTTTCTGAACACACATGCTAATCGCCCTCCTTCTCATCAACAGCATCAAACATGGTCGGTGTATAGTCCCTGATTTCTTCCAAACGTCCTTCAACCTCTACGCTAAGCAACTCTTCAATCTCCGGCTTGCTCTTTCCAAAAAGCAGCGGCGCCATCTTCGACGGAATACCACGTATCTGATTGCGAAAGTTGACCAGTATTTCTGTCAGAACAGCCTCTACATCTGCAGCATCGTGCATCTCGCGCCGCTTTTGAGCCAGCTGGATTTCTGCCAGCTCTCTTTTGGCCTTTTCATGCAGGGCTTTTTCTTTCATCAGGTCAACGGATTCATCAGTTTTGTATTTATAGGCATAGTATTCAGCAATAACCTCGGGAAGAAGGTAATCTCCTTCAGGCTCTCTGGTAAGTATTTCTTCGTCTGCCAGCTGACGCACACGCCTGTCAGTGATGCCCAGCAGGCGTGCAAGCTCCGCGCCGGAGCCTCTTGGTACTATTTTTTTCGCCATGAACATCACCTCCTTTGCTGTTTGTCCACTGTAGGCAATACAAATCCGCTAATAAAATGCACCGCTTCAGGCTATTTTGCAGCCTAGGCGGTGCGGAAATTGAGAATGGCAAAAGCGGAAATGCTGTCCAGGCTAAATTTCCGCTTTTTGCTTTCCTAACAGGCTATGAAATTGTCGACGAATAATTTTGGCGTATTAGTGGAAGTCAAGAAAAATTTTTGCGCCTTTTGGGCATGTCCGAATTTTGCCCTGCGGAAGGAAATGTGATTTTTAAAATTCACAGCTAGACAATTTCCGGGAGTTCGCCGACCCGCAGGCTTTTTATTTTCCTGGAAGAACCTAGGGCATCTGTCCACAAAACGCGGACAATAGAAAAGCCGCTGACCAATGTTCAACGGCTCTCGCTATTCTTTTCTCTCACGCTTTCGCTATTATACATTATAGCACCGATTCACCCTCGCATTCTATCGCATCTTTCAAGAATACTGTTTAAACCTTTGGCATGAAGCTTATGTACATGTTGCCATGTATAGTTAAGCTCTGCTGCTATACGTTCCCACTTCTGATAGTTCAAGTAACGTCTTTGCATCACAAGACGCATCGGTCCCATCGGCAGCAGCGCAACTAAAGCCCGGACTTCTGCCAGCCGGGAGCACAGCTCATTGCAGCACTCAGCAATAATCTTTTCCTGCTCAATTATTTTTGCTATGGAATTTTCCAGCTTTTGGGCATTCCCGCTACCGCCGCCAGGCGATTGGCTATAAGCAGGCGTTACCTTCTGCGCAATACAGCGCAGCTCCTGCAGCTTATCCAGCTCTCCCTCCAATGTGCGCTGAGCATACATAGCGCCTTTCAGCTTTTCTTTTAGTTCTTCTTTAGTCATGCGCTGCCCTCCTACCGGTTTTGATAATCTGCATGCAAACTTAAAAATTTATTATGGGTATTTTCCCATGGTTTTATATTCTTAGAGGTTAATTTTTGTATTTTAATCGTCTTTCACATATACGCATACCTCTAGCCTAGGTCTCTTCCTGTCAACGGAAAAATCCATATCACGCACGAGCACCATCTTGTCATCAAGATACACTGCACCCTCTAAGGCATCGCAAAGCAGCTTATGCGTATTGTTCATATCGCGCCGCCTGCCGTCTGGCCAGAAAGCAACTACCTCCAGCACAATCTTTTCTTCCGGTTCAGGTACGCGCCAGCCTTCCCGATGTGCCAAAGCATTAGCAATATAATACGCCTCTTCCTTCCAGGCTCTTGCCAATGGCGTAAGCACACGGTTCCGGCGTCCCATGCACGTGAAGTTTTTATAGCAATGATTGACGCTAGGCGGTATGGTTAATATTAAATTCAATTTATTCATTCCGTCGCTTTGCTCCCTTCTTGCGCTTATAATCATCCCTAAGCTCCATCTTCGCTCTGATATACCATTCGCAGGTTACAGCATTATAATATTTCTCCACGCTGATGATGCGATAGTCAGGATGCTTTTGTTCAAAATATTTTTGCATATCTTCGCAGTCTTCCGGCCAAAGAGTCAGCTGCTGGAATTGCTTACGACTTGTTTTGGTATCGCTTACAGATTCCAGCGGTTTAACAAGGTTACGGGACGAAGTGTATCTTTTGCGGCCTTTAGGATCTTTGCTAAGGTAACATACCAAAGCTTCAATTCCTCCATGCTCTGCCTGAATACGCTTGCTGTTCGCCCAACCATGTCCCCATGCCTTTTCGATAGCATCACGGTCTACGCCACGATTAATCAACAGATGATGATGCACTCTTCCCTTGCTGCTAACCTCGGTAACATAGATGTATTTCAATTCTTTGTCATTAGCTTTATATAATCTTTTCAATCTGCGCATATAATTACGCAGCCTTTTCTCTCCCTCTTCAGGTGTACCAGGCAGGTTATCATTGTCATAGCTTAAAGTCAGGTGTATATCTTTGCTGCCAAAATTGCTTTTGGCCAGCAGCCTAAAATATCTTCGTGCCTTTTTATCGTTAAGGTTCTTCTGTTTAGGAGTAGTTGCCTTCTGTCTGCCACTTCTGCAAGGTTTGTATTTGACATCCACGAACGGAAATAAATCAATTTCGATGTAATCGGGTTTTTTGCTGTCACTGTTTCCCTGGCAGTAATATGTTTTTTCTCTTATTCCCATTCTCATTGCCATTGATTTATCCCCCTAAGCTGCGTGGTCGCTTTGTTATTACTTACATACAAGCCTCAAAGGCCTCTGCAGACCTTCAAAAAACTTCTATTATATAATGAAGAAACCTGCGAGGCAGAACAGCCCCGCAGTATTTTCCTTCATATATTCTTTATCATCTATTATTTACGCTAGCCTTTTGGCCAACATTTATTATGCTTCCATTCTCTGATGCGCTCATTGCGCATCTCGCGACATTCAGCCGCTGCTTTTGCCTTCGCCTGACGCTTCCCATTCAGTATGGCCAGGACAAATTTATACTTTTTGTAATCGCTGCATATTCTGCCGCAACCTGGGGAACGTACGTCACATTCTCTGCAGGGGCATGCTATTGATATGTCATATGCTTTCGCCCCACCAAAAGCCTTAGCTGCCTTAATCATTTTCGCCGCGCACCAGCGCCAGGCCAATCAGCAGCACTATGACAGTTATAACAAGATTAATGGTAAAGTCATCTACATTATCCACTTGCTTATACGTCCTTCCTTTTTTCCGCCGCAGAGCGCAGGCCGCATACGTGCGATATACTTCTTCTTTTTGTCTGCGCCATTTGCAATGCTTGTATATAATCTGCTAATTAAATATGAGCGAGGCAGCAGCTCTACGACCTGCGCTCTGCGGCAGATAGCTGATTAATTAGATGCGTTTAAAATTTTTGCCGTCGAATTGATAGCTCAACTTCATGCCTGTCGGCTCGTACCAATCAGCCTCGAGCTTATGCTCGTCAATCCAGTCTTTCAAGACAGCGTTTAGACGCTGTCCCAGCTCTGCGCGAGCCTTGGCCATTTTCTTGCTTTCAATGCGTTCGCTCCAATATTCTGACGCGCTACCGCCATCTTCGCACGCTTCCTCTTCAAATCCGCCGAGAAGCATTTCTACGCTGATTTCAGGGTGCCAGTTCGACTCTCTCCATTGAACAACAGCCACGATTTCACCAGCTGTCAAGTTGTCGCGCGCAGATTTCAATGCCTCCTCCGGTGTATCGTACAGAGTAAACGTCATGTCATCGTCGTCCACGCTGTAAGCCTCTGCTTTTTCGGCCTCCATGTCAGCGGTGCGAGCCGATTGGGCCAGCTCCAGTGCCGAACCAAGGTTGGCTTGTGCTTGTCTGAGGTAATAGGTCTCGCCGCTGCACTGCCAGTCATTGATGGCAAGCTGCGCCCGATTGACTAATTCGTCTACCTTATTGATTGATGCTTCCTTATTATTCATGGTCGTTCTCCTTTGTTTTTTCTGCAGCCTGTTTATTACTCTCCACCATGTACTGCATGATGATGCAATATACGGCAATATCGCCAAGGCTTTCACTGATTTTTTCTTCATCAATTGTTTGTCCGGCGCCGAAAACATGGGCAACATGCTTTAAGCAGTAGCTTTTAGCTGTCTCATACATATGTTCCCAGCTATCATCGCCGTATTGCAGCATAGCCCCATTGCGAAAATTCGCCAGCTGGTCTTTATCACCATATTGTTTGTTCTTTTCTTTGAAAAGGTTGGCCAGCTCATGGAATTTATTGATGCAGCTTTCAGTCAAATCATTCGTTTTCTCGTTCATTTTTATCTCTTGCCTGCTCCTTTCACCAATAAGCCTTCTTTATGCGCCTGACGCGCTATCTTAGCAGTTTCATCATCGCTAAATGCAAGGCAACTCGGGCAAATCGTTATTTCTTGGCCATTCTTCAATATATAACGATTGCAACTGCCGCTTCTCTGCCCGCATAAGTTACATTTACGCCTCATGCTTTATCCCTCCCGATTTCATCTGGATACGCTCCACTCTCATAGGCGTGTTGAGCTTCGTCTACCGTCGGCTGCTCACGCTTACAATAGTACGCGTAATTAAACGCCTCTTCCTTCAGGGATTCCATCAGCCTAACTTCTTTAGGCAGGAGCATCTGCAGAGGGATCTGCTTTCCGTTACCGTCCCTGTAATAATCTACAGCAGCAGTATAAAATTTGCGCGTTACCACCATCAAAGGCTCGGACGAATTTTTAAAGCCATCCATGAGCACTACCAACTGCATGCCATCGCCAAAATCCTTGTGGGATACAAAATTTACTTTTGTTACCCACATATGCAAAGGCAAATCATCTTCATTTTTAGCCGGAAATTCAAGCATTCTGCGTGCCACTCCCGGCAGGAGCGCCCAAAGCTTGCGAAAATCCTCGTGCAACACATCAGCCCTGCTCACGATGCTTTCTTCCGGTTCCGCATCTGTAGGTTTAACCATGTAGCGTACCTTTGTGCTCCCGCCTTTGCGAATGATAAATTTTACTTCGAATTCTTCCATTTAGACGCCTCCTTGAAATCGATATAGCTGATTGCAAAGCACATAATCATTACTGTCGCAATAAGATAAATCGCAAAATCAATAAGCATAATCTCCATAACTAAGCCTCCTGCTCAAATTTTGCCAAGCGCTTGGTAATCTGGTTTTGGCTCTGTGCCAACGCACTAGCCAGCGCTTTGCATACACCAGCGCCACGCTTGCCATCCTGCACTTTGTCCAAATGCTCCAGCAGCTTATTGATGCCGTTGAGCACCGCCCAAATCTCCACCTTAAGCTCCAGCGCCTCTTTCTGAGCGCCTGCATCGCTTTGTGTTTCCGCCAGCTTTTCGCGCAGCTCCTTCAGCTCTTGCATGACTTCCTCCGGCACCTTTTCAACGATTTCCGTCTTGGTGGCCACCGTCACAGGCTGTTTGAGCTGTTCTTCCAGCTCTTTGATACGCTCTTCTAAGATAGCTGTTTCCTGCTCTCTGTTATAAAAGCTTTTACGCAGCTCTTCGGCTTCATGTTCCAGGACATCGCGCTGGCTGCTCATTGCTTCGGCAATCTTCTTGCTTTCGGCGGCACTAGCCAGCTGCATGCTGAGCTCTTCGGCCTGCCTGCTGACCTTGGCCAGCTTCTCTTCGGTCTTTCTGGTCAGCTTATGGTCAGCTTCAGCTTTGGCTTCGGCAGCTTCTTTGGCCATCTTCAGCTTTTTGATTTCCGCCTGCAGCTCACGCGTGCTGATATCCTCTACATGCGCTTCCTTGATGAAATCCTCACGCTGTTCTGCCGGCACTCCTAAGAGTAAAACCGCCTGCGTATACGTCAGTTTTTCTACCACGTCGCTTTTGGCAGCACTGCCAAACAATACACCTTGATCAGCGCCGTACTCATCATATACACGCATAAGGTTATTAGCTGTACTTTGACTAAACTCCACCGCCTCAGCCAACCACTTGCCAAACTGTCCAGGCTCCAGCATCTCCTTAGCCTCTTTAAGCTTTTTGCCAATGGCGATGCTGTTGCTTAAGACCAACCTACGCGTCTGGTCTTTGATTAAATTTATTTCCGCCGCCACCATCTCCGGCGTGCGAGTCACCTGCAAATCATTCATACCGCTTTCGCTCCCTTCTTCTTACCTACTTCCGCTAAATATTTTTTATAGCTCTCAACAAAGGCTTCCACCTCCTGCGTCATGCCACAGTTATGGTTACCGCGCACCTGAATGATTCGCTTTTCAGGACCAACAAGCTCCATCGTATAAAATGGCACTTCCGGTTCTTCAAGTCTGCGTATCAGGATAATGGTGCATTTCCCTTTGGCATGCCTATCCGCATATGTTCCTACGCAATGATGCAGGACTTTGCCTTCAGCAATAAGCTCCGATGAGCTTTCAGCAACCTTTGCTAAAAAACCGCCGGCGGTAAAGTTATACTGCTTGCGTTCCTCTTTAAGTTGGGCAATCTGCTTATCAAGCTCTTCATCTGCTTCACTCTTAAGCTGTGTAATAATGTTCTGGTGTGCCTGCTGCAGGTCATGCGGCTTCAGCACCGCCGTATCTTCCAGGTTCACGCCAATCTTTCCGCAGTCTTGCAGGTAATCAATCCAGTCGATAAGAACTCCTCGTATGCTGTAGTATCTTTTCTTTTTCTGCTGCTGTCGAAGTATATACTTTAAAGTCTCTTCTGAGCAAACGCCATAGCCTTTCAATGTGTCAAACATTTCGCATGTGTCGAAGTGACTCAGCTGTTCCAGCTCCTTACGCTTTTGTGCAAGGTCCACAAGACTAAAGCGCGAATTTTTCTTTAGATACAGCGCCAGGCTGAATGTATTCATATCCACCGCCAAAGCTGATAGCGCAAGCATATCTCCTTTGCCGATTGGCACTCCAAGCAGGTCCTTAGGCGTTTTGCCCTTCCAGTTGAATATATTACGGAAACTGCGGCATTCTAAGCCTTCTGCTACTATGTTCCACAGTCCCATTTTCATTATGTACTCCAGCTGCGGGTGCTTTTGATAAAGCTCTATATACCGGAAAGCATCTTCTGCACCTGTCAGCCTAAAGAACGCGTCCAGCTGACTGTATTTTAGCCAGCTGTCCTTTAAAAGCGGCTCCAGCCTGTCCAATCCAAGCCATACATGGTAACCGTTAAGCTCCATAACATAATCCTTGCTATACAGACTTTTTCTTTTGCTCCACCATTCATTACCCCAAAAATCGCATTCATGTGTCCAATGGATTGCTTCATTCTTGCGCATCAGGTAATATTCGCGCGGAACATAATCCTCAAATATTTCTCCCGTAGCAGCGCTTATACAGCGATAGACAGCAAAGCTGCGAGCAATTATAGCTTCTTTGTCATACAGAGCTCGTTCAAAATATGTAAAATAATACTTTGCTTGGGTGCGTGCTCTTCGCCAGCCATGTACAATCTCACCATCTGCTTCGCATTTCGGGCAAGTTGCCCTATCTTTATGGCTTGACTTAGCAAGAACGATGTGCTTGCCACACCTGCTGCAAACCGCCTTTTGCTTATCTTCACGGTCAGGCACCATGAAAAAGTTTCCGCTCCCCGTGGCTACCTGATTAAAATAGCGTTTCACTTCATCGCCAATGCCAGCAGGGAAATACCGCATAAAATGCAGGAAGTCTTTATCGCCCAGCAGTCTTTCTCTGCTTGTGGGCCAACACTTAACAACCGCCTGCTCTATTTCCTTCTTCTTCAATTTATTTCACCTTCTTGATATTAGAAAAAATCATCAAGATTAACGCTAACAGCAGCAGCGCCAGCGCCAGTATCCATCGACGTTTCAGAATTTTTGCCAAGCGCTTGGTGCGCGGCCGTTGCCCCTGCTGCCGGCTCTGTGGCCTTGATGTTGTAATATTTGCAGGCAATTTCAACCGCCTGCGCCTCATCCACACAGCCACAGCCGCCAACAGCGTGCTTCTTGGCCTCTGCCTTGATGGCATCCAGCACCCCGGCCAAGGTTTTCTTTTGCTCAAGGATTTTTTCTGCAACCTCCGGGCAGGATGTTGCCAGCTGCAGGAGCTGCTCTGCGATGTATTTAGAGCAGGGATCCTTAGCTGCTTCCATTTCGGCGTCCAGCTTTTCAATTGCCTGTTTCTGGCCTTCAGTTAATACCATTGCTAACCCTCCATGTCTTTCAATTTACGTGCTTTGCGATGCAAGGCAAAGCATGGCACCGCATGACGCGACAGTTTGCGTTCTGCTGCCTGCAGATGGTCTTTGTAGCTGATGCGATGGCTATGGTATACGCCATACATAAAACGCATGATATTATAGCGGTCAAGCTTTTCCATTGCTCTTCTCCTCTTCCTCCCAAATTTCCATAACTGCACCGGCAAAGCGCTGGCAGGTTTTGTTTTCCTCTTCATTCAGCTGGCGCTTCTTGACCTGAATGCTGCGTTGGTATAATTGTTTGGCCAAAACATCCAGGCGGGTATCCTTAGCGTTGAGCTTGCCATAATCGTGCGCCGCCACGAGCGCTATGGCCTGCAGCAAGACTTCCATAGTCTCAGCCGTTGCTTCCTTGGTCGCTTTGATTTCGCGCGCTGCCGATACCGCAATCGCCTGCGCCGGGGCAATGCCCTGCTTTGCACATTTAAAGGCTGCACGACGCTTATTTTTACGGGTTACACTACTCATTGCATCCTCCCATTTGGCGGATTTCCTCGCCGATGAGCTTGTGCAACTTCTTCAGCTCCTCTTTGGTCAGCGTCACGCCCTTGCCGGGCTTGCCGTTGGGGTTCCAGGTGCGCAGGTCATATTTTGTGTATTTCTCATCCCAGACAACCACGTTCAGCTCCTTGGTGTAGCCTGAAGGGTTCTCGCTGAGAGCGCCGATTCTTCTTTCCAATTTGAAATCAATTTTCATTGTATTTGCTCCTTGCTTTTGTTATAATAACTATGATCGTTTTGCTTAGAGCATTGACAGTTTGCGGCTGCCAATGCTCTTTTTCTTTTGTCCATGCCGGCAATGCTCATTTACGCACCTCGATTGGAATGAGGACTACATCCCCCGGCCGAAGGTCGCCTTTGATATTGCTGATTTTGCGTGTCCAGAAGATAACTTCCCGGACGTCGCGATGGTCGCCTTCACTATCCATGACACCGCCTACCAAATGCCAGAGCGTATCGCCCTCTCCGGCAACGGTCTTGACCACATAGCGGTCAACCGGGCGGCTATAATCATACGCCGCCCAAATGCAGCAGACTGCCAGCAGAATGAACAATATTTTTTTCATCTTTGCTGCCCTCCTTCCCAAGGTTCCACGAAAATACCGATGTCGATTTTAGCGTTTTGAAGTTCTTCTTCCAGCTGATCCGGCGTAATACCGTAGGTTTCAGCCAAATATTTCATGATAGGATTTTCACGCATAATCTCATCTCCTTTTAATAATCACCCGGCAGCTGTCTGATGATATCAATAATCATGCCCCAGCCGCTGTCACCTGATGTATTGATGCGTTTACATCCTCCGCCAAATACCGCCAGCACATAACTGCTATCTTCAGACTCCCGCACGTAAACAAGGACCAACAGGTCATTATATTGACTGGTGCGTCTTAACGTTTCGCACAAGCCTGTGCAAATAGCTTGATGGTTTTCAAGCATTTTTATCACCCTCTCTGATTACTTGCTGTTGATTGCTTCAAGGATTGGCTCAAGAAAAACGTATTTCCTGCGCTTTTGGTCCTGCTGAATATGCAGAAGCAATAATGTGAAGGCTGACATATCAGGGCACTTCTGAAAGCTGCAATGATATGGGCGCTTCATCAACCAGCAGTCGCACATATTGCCCAGCTTCTTGCCACATTTATTGCAGAAGTTCCCTTTTTTGACGACCTTTCCGCAATGCGGGCAGGTTATCATTTTTTTATCCTGCACTTCTAGCACCGCCTTTCCTCCTCGCCTTCTCCACATCCGTGCTATAATAAAAGCATAGGAGGGAGGTGATTGTTATGAGGTTAAATATTGACTGCGTCCGTGATGTAATGCTTTGGGCTGAAGCGAATAGTGATTTGCGTCATCCTGCAATTTACATTGATACAGTTTTATCTAAATCCCTCGCAGAAGCATACGAAGAAGTGCCTCCGCCAATTCCGCCGCCTCAATTTGAACTGCTCACTCGTTATGACAACGACGAAATCGTATACCACATTAAATATTGCATCAGAGCAGGCCTTCTGGATGAATTTGCATCTCCAGACGGTTACAGCATTGGCGTATCAGATTTAACGCCATCAGGACATGCTTTTTTAGAAAGCATCCGTTACCCCGTCGTTTACGAAAAGGTTAAGAAGGTTTTAAACATGCTTGGCGTTAAATCGCTTGAAGCCGCAATGCAAGCTTCTTCACTCGTAATATCGAACCTTATAAAATCTGCTATAGGTTAAAGCTTTTCTCTTACACATTCTTTGATACATTCCGTCAGATCATCTTTTGTCGGCGGAGTGTATCCTTTTTTTACTATGTACAAAACCAAAGCTTTAAATCTGTAGTGAGTACCCAAAAGCAGATACCCAGTGAAAAGGTTAGTTATCACCAGCAACCCTATTGCTATTGCCATCTTCCCCCACCTCCCTTCCTCAGTTCCTGCACCAGCGCCAGCAGCTCATCCAGATACTCCAGCTTGTCCCAGCCTTCCAGTTCGCAGACCATGAGGTCCATGCGGATGTCTGCCAGCAGGCGCAATTTCATCTTTTCTCTCGCCAGACGATTAAACGCGCGGCGTGTTGCCGGTGCATCTGGCGTAAACTGTATGCTCATTTTTTTGCCTTCTTCCCTACCGCCTCGCGTTCCGTGCTATAATAAAAGCACAGGAAGGAGGTGAGAATATGGTCACAACTTATAGGATAGACACAAGTTCGCTTTCGCCGGATGAGTATGAGCGGTTTTATGATGCTGTGGATCGCTTCGCTTTTATGATTTGCGTAGGGAAGCCGCGCATACTCGAGGTTACATGGGATGAAAACGAACCATTAGAAAAATTAGTACCTATTCCACCGGGATGTCTTTGGTATAAATTTTAATGGTGATTTTTTCGGCTTCAGGGCTACGTTCGACAATGGCCCTGAAGCTTTTTTTGCTGTTTATCGTATTCAGCAGCTGTTGAGCTGCTAACATACACAAACAGAAAGTTTTTTCTGTGATATTGATTGAGAGTGCAGGTTCTTCTTTCATACCTTCGCCTCCAATTCATCTTATCTAAGCTTTTCGGCTAAGTATCCTTTCATCAGATGTTTAACAAGTCTGCTGCTGCTATGAGGTAATGTTTTTGGATTTATTAAAAACACCATTTCTTTGCCACAGCACTTGCACTTAATCTTCCAGAAGCCAATCGTTTCAGACGGTTGGCTTCTGTTATTCCATGAACGTCTACGCATTTTTCACCTCCGCTTCCTCCCACCAGCTGGCGCGCTGAGCCTTTACTGCCTCGAAAGTCTTTCTGTAAAGTTCAGCTCTCTTTTGCCAAAACTCAACGGCAGAAGCACAGCGCAGCTTTTCGCATCCCAGTGCTTCCTCTTCGGCTTCCTGCGCTTTGGATAACAATGCCATAGCGCAGGCCGAAACTTCATCAAGGGTAAGTGTAAGTTTCATTTCATTACCTCCCTACCGCCAGCGCCACGCCGGCGGTTTTATCTAGTATACTAGACATTTATTGCATTAAAAAAGCAGATACGGAACAATTAAGAGCATTAGCAAGAGCTTCTAAAGTGCTAATTTTTACCTCCATTTCTTCGCCACTTTCCAATTTAATGATAGTAGCACGCGAAATATTAGCTTTTTTAGCCAATTCATCCTGCGTCATACAGTTTTCTTGTCTAATCTTACGAATATTATAAAGCATTCTTTTTCCTCCTTTCTATCTCCGTTGTGTCTAGTATACTAGATTTATTTCTTGATGTCAACTGTGTTTGACATTTTTCTTTGCTTAATGTATAATCTAGTTGACATTATAAGGAGGCTTCCATCATGACTATCGGAGAATACGTAAAACAATATAGAAAAAGTCAGGGTTTATCAATGCAAGCTTTTGGCGAAAAATGCAATTTAAGTCGAGCATATATTTCCATTCTAGAAAAAGGGATTAATCCCACAACAGGTAAAGCATTCGCGCCAACAATAGAAACTTTAAACAAAATAGCTGAAGTTACTGGCGTTACAATCGATACTTTATTGCCAATGCTCGACAGTAATCAGCTAGTAACAGTAAATGCACCTTCCCCCTCTCTCTCCCTCACCCAGCAGGAAGAAACACACATAAAAAAATACCGCCAGCTTGATGCTGACGGCAAGGAAGAAATTGACGATTTGATTGATGTTAAGCTGGCCAAGCTCCAGCGCAAGGCAGAAGAAGACGTGGAGAATTTAGGATAATAGATTTTGAAAGCGAGGAATAAGACATGAAAGATGTAAAATTATTTCAGAGTGCGCAGATTCGCTCCATTTGGAACGATGAAGCCGGAGAATGGTTCTTTTCTGTTGTCGATGTTGTCGGTGCATTGACCGACAGTGCAGATAAATCAGCTTATTGGCGCAAACTAAAGCAAAGAATGAAAGCAGAAGGTAATGAAACCGTGACAAATTGTCACAGGTTGAAATTGCTTGCAGAAGATGGGAAAATGCGCCTCACTGACACCGCAAATACAGAAGGTATTCTGCGTATTATCCAATCTATCCCCTCACCTAAAGCCGAACCATTCAAGCAGTGGCTCGCGCAACTCGGTGCGGACCATATCCACGACCTTGAAGCAGCAGAAGCTTTCAACAAAGAAATAGACGCTCGCATTGAAGCACAAAATAATATCAAACAGCATAACGTTGCTCTAGCTGATGCAGCCTTTGCTGCAGGCGTAAAAACGAACCTTGACTTCGCCAAATTCCAAAATAGCGGTTACATGGGACTTTATGGCGGTGAAACCGCTGGCGATATAAAACGTCGCAAGAAGCTTAAACCTAATCAAGAGATTTTAGACCACATGGGCAGTGTGGAACTCGGTGCGAACCTGTTCCGCATCACGCAGGCAGAAGACAAACTGCGCCGTGAGAATATCAGCAGCAAAGAAGCTGCCAACAAAGTGCATTACGAAGTCGGTCGTACCGTTCGCAAAACTATTGAAGAACTCGGCGGTACAATGCCAGAGAAATTGCCTACGCCAAGCGAAAGTATCAAGCAGCTCGATAAACCTAAAAAATAAGAAAATACCGCCAGCGGAAGGCTGACGGCGAGGAAGAAATTGACAAATTTTTACTTATAAGCTACAATAAGTCTGCGAGATATACCGGTATCGCTTGCGACCGGTTGAAGGCCATCGTCTTATTGTAAGGCGATGGCCTTCTTTAGTTTGTACAGAAAGAAGTGTTTAGTCGGAAGAAAAAACGCCCCCATATCGGAGGCGCACGATAAATATATTAGTTTACTGCGATAAAGCGTTTAGACAATGCTTCTTGTAATATTTTGGATAAGCTCAGACCTTCTTCAGCGGCCTGTTCATCCATCCAGCGTGGAAGGCTGATGGTGCGTTTTACCGCCCTATTGTCCTTAATATCTGCCTGAATAAAATTTACAAATTCGTTATCATCTAATTCGATGCTTTGCAAATTGCTAGGTGCGGGAATTTCTTCCTTACTATCCTTCAAATATTCAATCCACTGCGTGAGCGCAGCTTCGGCCATCTTCATGGCGTTACCCAAAGATTTGCCCTCGCTGATGCAACCTGGTAAATCAGGGAAAATAATAGTATACGTACCATCCTCGTTTGCATGGAACACAGCAGGATAAACGTATTCTTGTAGTGTTTGCCTCATTTTCATGTTAGCGACTTCCTCCTTTTATTATTAAATGCCATTGAATTAATGATTGCGATTATAGTAAGAAGCCCGCAAAGCGGGCGGAGTAAAAAGTAATCTCTATTTTACTCCCGCAGCTTTGAGGATTGCTTTCGCTGTCAGCTCGTTCAATTCCCGGTGCCTTGGAACCTGAACGGAGCGGCTACCTGGTTTTTTATAGATTGTGTGATCGCCATCATCACGCTCTAGCTTATAACCCGCTTTTAACAGCAGTTTTACTAAATCTCGCCGTTTCACTTCATCACCTCAATTCCATTTATAAATTCCTTACACCTATATTATAATACGTAATTTACGTAATGTAAAGTAAAAAGTAAGTAATTTACGTATTTTTTGCCAATATCAATACTTTTATAAATAAGAAAATCCCCCGGTGTTACCAGCACCGAGGGACCTGCAAGAACGTGTTACCAGCACGCTCAATTATCAACCCCATACCAATAAGAGCTGATATAATATTATAACATATTATACGCGGCTCTTACAATCATAGCTATTGAAAGGAGCCGTGTATTATGGCTAAACACGCTATTACTATACCCCAAAACCCAAAAGCTGCTCTGTATATCCGCGTCTCCACCGACATGCAGGCAGATAAAGACAGCCTGCCGCTGCAGGAAAGCGACCTGCGCAAGCTCGCAGACCTCAACGGCATCAAGGACATTGAAGTCTTCAGCGACGTTGGCTTTTCCGGCAAAAACCTCAACCGCCCTGCCTTCCGCTCTATGATGGAACGCATCCGCGCCAGAGAATTCAGCCACCTTTACGTTTGGAAGCTCGACCGCATCAGCCGCAATCTGCTGGACTTCTTAGAGCTGTATGACGAGCTCAAAGACTATGGCGTTGCCTTCGCCAGCAAGAATGAGTCCTTCGATACTCAATCCCCCGGCGGCGAAGCAATGCTTAAGATTTTACTTATTTTCGCCGAATTAGAGCGCAAAACCATTGCAGAACGCGTAACTGCAGTCATGCTCGGCCGCGCGAACGAAAATAAATGGAACGGCGGCAGGGTGCCGTTTGGCTATATGCCTGGACCGGTCACTACTGATGCCAACGGCAAGAAATGTAAAAGCTGGCCGGTTCCTGATCCGATTGAAGCTCCCATCGTCCGGGCCATCTTTGAACTTTATTTGCGCGAGAAAGCTCTGAAAAAAGTAGCTACAGCACTCAACACCGCCGGCTACAGAAGCCGCAAAGGTACTCTATGGAGCGATACAACGGTAAGATGCATCCTAAAGAACCATTTCTATAAGGGTGAATATGTCTATAACCGTCAAAACCCCAATGCCGGCCGGCGCGAAGATTTTTACCGCTCCGAAAATGACTGGGTAGTTGTTACCGGCCAGCATGAAGCCATTGTACCGGAAGAAACCTGGCGCAGGTGTAACGAAATGCTTTCCAAAAACAGAAGCTGGCTGGCCCCCATCGGCAGCCTTGTAAGCGCTCAGGATAAATACATCTTTGGCGGCCTGCTGCAGTGCGCTGAATGTGGCTACACGATGAACTCTAAGGACCGTACCCGCATCCACGACCACACCCACAGCTCTTATTATTACTGTACAGGCCGTTGGAAAGCGCCGGCTGTTTGTACCGGAGAACATTCCGGATACGCCTCCGACCGCGTACTGCTGCCACAGATACTTAAGCTCATCGCCAGAATGATTGAAGCCTGCGCCAATGCCATTAAATTCGCCAGCGCTGAGCAGCTGGTAAGCTACCTGCTCAATGACAACCTAATCCCCGGCGCGACCGGCATCGAAGAAGCGCAAAGGATTTATATGATTGTACGTGCTCACGTCAAACACATCTACGGCGTTGATCAGACCAACCAGTATAATCCCAACGCCCTGCTTGTCGAGCAGAGCCAGAAAGAAAAAGAGAAGCAGGAACGTGCCCTCAGCCGCCTGAAAAGAGCCTACCTGTTTGATGATGGCGATATGTCAGAAGCCGAATACTTCGAGCAGAAGGCAGCCATTGAAGGCACTATCATCAAGCTAGAAAAGCAGATAAAATCCCTCTCAGGAAATGACATCGGCGCCGATGAAGCCTATCTTGCCCAGCTCTCAAAGCTCATAATGATAAAAAAGCTGCAGGACACCAACAGCGATTTTGATTATTATAAGCTGGCCAAAGCTATCGGCAGGAAGCCTATCCATAACTTTCTCACTGAAATTATCAGCAGAATCATTATCGGAGAGAAAAACCGGATTATCAAAATCATTTTCAAAAATGGTGTTCCGATTACATTTCAATATGCAAAATAA